ATCCACCTGCACCCCCTGATCCTGCCTGTCCTAAATCTCCACCATCTCCTCCAGCAGTTGCAGCACCAGATCCTGAACCGCTTCCGCCATTCGTAGCCGTACCATCAGATCCAGTTCCTCCTTGAGTTCCATTGCCTTGTCCACCAGCACCTACTATGGTACCAGCTCCGCCACCGCCTCCTCCGCCTCCAGCGGTATCAACAACATCACCAGCACCACCGCCACCACCACCTCCAGCGATTGTACCGCTTGTGTTATCTATGATTGTTGTCATTGTTGTTTTTAAAGCTGTTCCTCCATCTCCACCATCTTTATTTGATTTACCATCTGCGTTAGTGCTTCGACCATTATTACCATCATTATTTATTCCACCACGACCACCAGCACCTCTAATAGTACCATTATTTGTTATATTTAAAATAGATCCTGTTGTTGCAAAACCTATTGTTCCTGTTTGGAAAGAGGGCGTTGTATGTGAAGTTGATCCTATTACCACACCTGCATTTATTGTTAAATTTATTCTCACTCTGTCCGTGCCATTATAACTTGTGTTACCTGCTAGATGTGTAGCTAAATTAAAATCATTTGTACTAGAACTTATAGTAATATTAAATACGAGTTCTCCACCTGAGCCAAATCCTAAAACATTGTAACCAAAATTTGTCATTATGTGTCATTCTTTGCATCTGTTGTAAAAAATATTTTAATACCAAGTAACCTAGCATCACCGCTTTGATCATCTTCAGAAACATCTCTCATAACTTGAAAGAATACAAACTCATCTGTAGATGGTGAACCTGCGATAGTTACAGCACCACTCTCTGCTGTGACATTTAAATCATTGGAGGTCCCACTGTGTGCTTTAGCTGTTGCTACAACATTTGTACCAAAAGCTGTATTACAGGAACCATCGTCAGCAATAGCAACTCCTGATAATCCCCATGCTACAGTACCCGTGTTTGTTCCCGTTACAGTAAAAAAAGCTTGAAAAGTTATTGTACCTTCGTTCCAAGACTTTGGAAAAGCTACAGTAAACTGTGCATTTTCATCTGAGCTTGGATCAAAATCCAATACTTTAATTTCAGGACCATTTGATAACTCTACTTGTGTAAGTGTAGAGCAACCGTTTGTTGTGTTAGGATACATGGCAGAGGCTGGTACATAGATTGTTTCTTTACCTGCTACCTTTACAGCTGAACCACCAGCCTGTACCGTACCTGTTCCATTCGGCGCAATGTTAATATTCCCATCAGCTCCATCTGTTATTGTTATTGTTCCTGAGTCTGTGCCAGAATTTGTATTTAAAATTAGGTCTCCTGTTCCGTTTGTTGTAATAGTTGCATTAGCATTATTATCTCCAACTTGCACCGTGTCAGCTTGTAAAGTAACATCTCCTGTACCATTAGGAACTATGTCTATATTTCTATTAGATGTAGAAACTATATCAAAAGTCGATATATCTAAGTCAGCACCTAATTGAGGACTGGCATCTAAAGACAATTCTACTGTTTGTTTTGTAACCGCAGCACCAGATCCCGCACCATCTGAAAATACCCACGCAATCTCACCATTAGATATAGTGGCATTATCTCCTGATCCTTGAGATAATATAACTGAGTATGGTCCAGAACTACCAGAGTCTGTTGTGGCATTTTTAACTAAATATACTTTATCCTGATCATTAGGTGATATAGTAACTGTATTGTTAGCTCCAAGTGCCCCTGTAAATACTAGCACTTTAAACCCACCATCAGAAAGAGCACCATCTGTTGTAGTAAGTGTATGTGTTGTTCCAGATAACGATATTGATCCTACACCATTTATAGCTCTATCAATTATGTCAAAATTTAGATTTGTGGTGGTTCCCCAAGTTCCAGCTTGTTCACCAGAACCTATTTTTTCTACCCCTAAATTTGTTGTATAAGAACTTGGCATGTTTCCCTCTTTAATTTATTTCTGTGTATGTTTCTGTTCCAGTAGGCGTTATTTCTGTCCATGTTTCTGTTCCAGAAGGCGTAATCTCAGTATATGACTCATTTGCATCTGGTACTATTTCTATAAACAGTATATCTCCCGAAGCTGTTTTTGTAAAATTTAAATCACTTGATGAAACTCCTGATAATAATAACCCACCAGATGTAGTTTGTTCAAACTCTAAACTAACAGTGGAACTTGTATCATTTACTAATAAAATATTCTCTGTTGTCTGAATAAAATTAAATTCTAATTCTGCTGTTCCTAATTTTTGAAATCCCCCTGCAACACTGGTATTAAAGTTAGCACTTTGTTCAGAAGAAGCAAAATGTAAAACAGAATGATCTGCAAAAGCATGTTCACAGAAAGCTCCTAATCCTAACAACATTTATGCAAGATCTCCAAATATAAGATGTGCCGCAGCGGCATCTACCTTTGTTGTAGTACCACCGCCATGTGTGCCAGTCAATATTGGTAAAGAACCTGTTGCTTGAGTCGCACCTTCCACAAAGATGAATGTTGTATTTTTATCGCCATCAATGCCTTGACCACTGTAGGCATATTCTGCATTACCGAAAGCATTTGAAAAACTTGGAGTCAATTCTCCACTTCCATCATCAGCTATACTTGACACATTTAAACTATCGTCAGACGCAAAATCAGTTCCGTGATTGAACCAAACTTTACACAGACCTTGTTGAAGATTTGTTGTGTTACCAGTTGATCCGCTAGATGTAACACCTGCTTCTCCATGAACAGCAGTTGATCCACTTGTTATTAATCTTGCTAAGTCAGATGCTTTGCTCATGCCAAATCTCCTAGAATTGAACTACAGGCATCATTAGCGGGGTCTGCAAAAGAACTATCCCAGAATCCAACATTGTTTTGACTGGTTGTTCTGGTGTCGGATAAATTACCAACATAATTCATTGATAAATAAGTTTCGTAATTGCTTGTGTTGTTTATATAAGATGCAGATGAACTAGACGCATAGTTTGTATTGCCCATATTTGAAGTTAAATTGTAGGAATATATCCCAGTTCCATCGTCTACCAATGATGAAATATTATTGCTATCATGCACTGTCGTTCCATCCCCAGAAAATGCAATCCATGCCTTTGCACTACCATTTGCTACAAAACTCGTAGCAATACTATTGTTACTACTTGCATCTGTTATTGTGTTTACTCTTAATATACTAGCCATTATGCAAGGTCTCCATCTATATTAACATAGTTTTGTAACATATCTGATTGAACAGAATTATTGTAACAAGTTGATGTTAACAAAGTGCTTGTTGTCAATGCAGTATCTTCACTACCACTTACAAAAGAAGGATGAGCATCATAGTTTTCATCTGTAGCACCCCTTAATCCTGCAAACTGTGGACAGTAATCATTACTTGCAAAATTGTTAGTAAACCCTAATGTGTAATCTCCTGTTCCTCTATCTGTTAAACTGGCATGATTAAAACTATCTCTGACTGAAACTGTGTCTTTACCATTATAATTAACCCAATATTTAGCTAGTCCTTGTTGCAGATTAGTTGTTGTACTATTACCTTCACCTGTAACAGATATGGACCCTGCTGTGGTTACACCTGTAAATTTATCTACTTTAAGTTCACTAGCCATTATGCTAAGTCTCCTCCAACCATACCCATTATGTATTCAATATCAAATGCAGCTCCACCACTTTCTATATTTTTGGCTCTTACAAGACCTGCTCCCGTTGTTGTTGGGTATTGATATAAATTATAAGAGTTTATACCTGTGGCACTACCAGAACCATTCGTTCCAGTTGTAAATGCAAAATTTGCATTGCTCATAGAGTTAGTAAAGGTATGAGTAAAGTCTCCAGTTCCGTTATCTGTAAAACTTGCTATATTAAATGAGTCTCTGTAGTCATCATCCTCTTGTAAATTAAACCATACTTTAACTAAAGATTGCACAGTATTCTGTGATGCACTACCACCATCTGCAACATAAGTAGACGTATTACCTATTTTAACATTTGTGCCACCTGAACCTGCTTTATTTACAATGGTATCTACATTTAATTGTGAACTCATACGATACTCCAATAACCATTAACAGTAACTGTGGCGTTTTGTGTTATAGGACCTGCCGATAATCCATTTTCATCTGAGTCAATTGTTATATCTGCACTGATGGTCTGTCCGTTTAATCTGATAATGCTGTTATTACCTTTAAATGGATACCGTGCATCTGATTCAGTTTTAGTATAAGTTTGTTGGACAGAAAACACATCATACACAACCATCTCTACAATATCGTTAAGAGTTGCACCTGTAACAAGCACGACACTTGTACCACTTGTTGCGGTATAATCTGTGCCTGCTTTAAGTAATACACCGTTTTGATACACATCCATGTATAAACTATCTGTATAAGTTAATGTTAAAGAGTTTGCATCACTTCCGCTAAAAGTTGTTTGACTTGCAGTAGCTTGATATACAAACCTCGACCTTACACCTGCACTTGGAGATTTTCCTACATATGGCATTAAGCAAGATCTCCTAAGATTACAAATTGAAGGTCTGTATAATCAGCATATGCAGGTGAAGAACTATAAGAATGAAAGTCAGCTACACTTGCAGTATCGCCTGTTTGTTGAATTGCGAAAGCACCACCTCCTGTTACTTTAGCATAGTCTGCATTAGCCATATCATTATTAATAGCTAAACTATATTGACCAGTAGCATCATCTGTAATACTAGCTATATTAAAGCTATCATCTATTGCAACTGATCCTGTTCCATTAAATCTTGCCCATGCTTTTCCTAGTCCTTGAATTACATTTGTTGTTGCTGCCCCACCATCGGATGTAGCTACTGCATTTGTTCCAATAGTTTGTACACCTGTTACTGCAAAAGTTCCAGTCGCAGTAGCACTTCCTATTCCAGAACCACTAACTTGTGTTAAAGCCATAGCTTACTCCTTATGCGTAAGGACTTGCACCTAGTACAGATGTATCCCAAGCCGCTTTAAGCTTTGCAATCGTATCTGCATTTGATATTGCACTTGCTGCTGGTGCA